AAAATAAAACATTCAATTAAACCTGGAACTATGACAACAAGTTTCACAGGTATGAGAATGGCAAAAACTTATCCAAAATTGATATCACAAAATGCTATTTCCTTTAAATTAGTTGGTGATTTAGAAAATTATGGGAATTTTACCGTACCAGTAGAGGGTAAAGATGAAGATAAATTTACAGATATAACAGCACCTGAAAACTCCAAATTAAAGTTTATTGATGGAAATCATTTCTTTGTAAAGGATTATTTTGTTTTTGGTGGAGAAGGATTGAAAGGTAAAAAAGTAACGGAAAAAGTTTATAATAGGATTAGTTATTTATCGCAGGTAGTTGAAAAAATTTATTCTGAATGGACAGGATTAGGATATAATTCATTTAATATATTATCAGCGTTTAGGGATAAACTAATTAACGGAAATAATGGATCAGCACATCTAATGGGTTTAGGTGTGGATATTCAAATACCGACAGATACATCAAAGGATGCTCAAAACTCTTTATTTTCATATATTCAAACAATGATGACAAAAGGATTACCTATTGACCAATTAATATTAGAAACTCGTAATAGTACATCTTATTTAATACATATTGGGTTAGCATCACAAACAGGTAATAAAAATGATGATAATAGAATACCAAAAATAGAAAGTAGTAGGTATGTATCTCGCGGAGAAGTTAAAACAATTAATTATAAAACAGATAATAATAAATATACCGAATTAACGAAAATACCTGAAGCTATGTGGCCTCAAACAGGTGAACAATCGATTAAAGATACAACAAAACCAACAAATACAAAAGACGTACAATTATATGTAAAAACAACATTAAAAAATAGTGGGTTAAGTAAATTTCAAGTGGCTGGTGTAATGGGTAATATTTACCAAGAGAGTACTTTTAATTTAAACGCAAATCCAGCGACAACAGCCCATAATATGTATTATGGTTTAATCCAATGGAGTTTAGCATCATACAATCAAGGTGGAACATATGAAGGGTTAAAAACAAAGGTTGGTAATACAAAAGAATCACAAATGACATATTTGATTAACCACACAAATGGTTATTCTAATTTCGTTAACTTAAGTCAATCAAGTAAAACCCCAGAAGAAGCGTCGTTGATATTTTCAAATAAAGTTGAGATTTGTGGTAAATCATGTGTAAATGCGGATAGAGATGCTTTTTCTCGAAGTTTTTATCAAAGATTTAATGATCCTAATGATTATTTATATTGGGGGTAATAATAATCCCTGAAACCACTTGTTTTTCTCATATTTTATATGTACATTTGTTTGGAATCATAAATAAGTTTTAAATGTACATCGGTAATATAGTTTCATTGGTTGAATCAAACACCAACCAATTATTTAATTTAACAACAGATATAAATAATATAGACTCAGAACTCCCAACACTAATAATAGGTTGGGAGTTTACAAAGTTGATATATGGAGAGAATAAACCATCCATATTAGAAAAGAAAATAGAAAATAGGTTATATTGGACATTTTCAAAAAAAGAACGTAGGGTAGATTACGAAGAAGATTATAAATCATTTATTGAAAACTGTATTGAATATGCATCCACCAAAATAGAGTATCACTTTTTAAATGTATTAACAGATAAAAAAAGTTTTATTAAAAAACTTATTAAGAACCTTACTTCTACAAAGATTTTTTCTATTTATATTAAAAATAATTCATTTATATATATATTTGATGAAACAAAAATAATAGGGGTAGATTTCAATGCTATTGATTTTTTGAAAATAGATCGCAAAAAAATTTACCGAATACTATATCATAACAAAAATAATTTATTCTTTAATTCGGATTTTTTAGATAAGGAAATAAGTATAAATATTCAAGTTAAAAATAATAAATTAATACCGTACCTATATAAAGTAATAAATAATGGATAGTAATAAAAAATGTATGTTAATAGCAACCTTTATACCAAAATTAAAGGTTGAGTCGTTTATCGGTTATGTAAGTAAAAAATTCAATATAAAAAATGAATTTATATTTATATATGAAATTGAGGATAACGAATTTGATTATTTACTTACATTTAAATTGAAAAATGATAAGCGAATTGATTTAAAATTTCACTTTACAAACGCAACAATAGTTAACACTAAGTCTGGTTGTATTTTTTCGATTAATGGATTAAATAGATTAATTGAAGGTGAAACAGGTTGTGATATTGGGAATACAATTTATTCCAATCATCAAATAAATTGGGGGGATTATAGTGGAAAGCTTATATTATCAAATAAAAGCCAGCTTTCAATCAAAAATATTAAAAAAATTGATATAAAAACTACAATTATTTAATTTTTTATATATTTATATTAAATAACAAGTTCATCTATATTCGATGAATATAAAATTATATATTATGGCAGTTAAAATTATAACCAAACAAATGCATGAAAGACTTGATTCTTTTATTCAAAATGTACCAGCAAATAATATTAAACCATTAGAAGTAGTGGCTAACGAACAACAAATCGTTCCAACCAAGAAGACATTAAAAAAAACAGATGGTCTAATTGAACGTATAGATAGTAAAATATTTATTACAGAAGATAATCGTCAGCTACTCCAAGATTAATATAGTTAAAATTATGAAATATAGAGAACTAAACGAAAACGAACTTAAATCCGTTAAGAAAAAATTTGGAATGATAACAGAATATTCATTTATTACAAATCGAGATGATATGTTATTAGATGAAGATGATGAAGACCCTAATAATAATCTTCCTGTACTAGATCAAACACAAGATGCAGTAACGCCAACAGAGCCAGCAATGATTGACCCAGCTTCATCAGCACCAGCAGACCCATCAATGGATTTACAACCAGAACAGCCAATTGAAGGACCACAAGCTCCAGATCCAATGGAAATGCCACCAATGGATACGGCACCTATTGAAACACCAGAAGTTGAAGTTGATGTCACACAATTAACCCAAGATCAAAAACAAGTTGATGATAAGGTTAGTTCATTAGCAGATCAAACATCTCAAATGATGGAGTTACTTGCTTCTATTACGGATAAAGTAGATGGTATTACATCTAAAATTGACAGCGACACCGAAGCTATTAGACAGGAAATTGAAAAACGAAATCCAACACCAAAAGAAGTATTACAAAAACGTCAAACACTTGGTGATCCATTCAATCAAACTCCAGAGGATTTTTGGAATCAGAAAGAAGAAGAAGGGCAATATGAATTGAGTGATGATAAAAACCTTGAAATTAAGCCATCCGACCTCGATGATAATGCAATGAATGTTTACAAAAGCTTTGGAATTAAAGATAATGAAGTAAACCAATCACTTAAAGGTGTAATGGGATATTAAATTTAATATAACCAAAATAAATTCAATCCACACTTGCTTTTCTCGTATTTTATTGGTACATTTGTTGAGAAAGTAGGAGAAAAAATAACACCGATTACATAATTAATGGTCGGTGTTTTTAAAACTTAAAATAATAATTTAAATTAAATAAAAATGAGTGAAAATGTAAATGCATTTGATGCAAAACGAAATGAAATTAAGGCTTCCAAACCGAAGGCTTATGAAAAAAAAGAGGTTAAATATAGTGAGAAAAATTATTTAGACACCCGAATCACCAAAGGTGAGAAAAAAGAGTTACAATTTAGGTTAATCCAACTATCAAACGAATCAGACGAAATTTTTGAAGAAGTTTTTTTTCATTGGGACAGCAACGCAAAAAAGTCATTCGTATGTGCTAAGCACACTAAAAACGTTCCAGAAGGAACTGAAAAAGAATGTCCTTATTGTGATTTAGAAGAGGGTTATTGGACTGAATATAATATAGAAAAGAATAGGCCAGTAAAACCAAATAATATCAATGAAATTGAAAAAGATGTTATTTATAAAAATGACTTAAAAGTGGATAGTGCTAAAAAATCCGCATTGGCAAATAAAGCACAAGCAAATTTTGTTTTTAGGGGTATTGAAAGGGTAACTACCAAAAATGAAGTCTTAAATGAATCTAAATTTTGGAAGGTATCAGAAGCTGTTTTGGATAACATTGGTACTATTAAAGATCAGAATATTAAATATAAAATCGATATTTTTGATTTAAAAACTGGAAAGGATTTATTAATCACGTATGTCCTGAAAGAAAAGAAATCTAAATACGGTGGTTTAACATCTGATATGGTTCAGACACCACTTAGCGAAGATGAGTCAGAAAGTAAAGCATTTATTGAAAATGATTTAAAGTGGTATCAGGTATATACAATTAAGAGTTATGATTATCTTAGTTTAATTATTAATGGAAAAACACCTTGGTTTGATAAACCATCCAACAAGTGGATTGATAAAGCCACATTAAATAGTTTAAAACCCGAAGAAGTACCAAATAACGAGGAGGATGAAGAAGAAGATGTAGAAGATGTGGTAGTTACAAAAAAAGTTTCTTCCGAATCAGAAACAGACGACTTACCATTTTAAGAAAAAAGATATTTATTAATTAGCGGTAAAGCCTCTTCAGGTCATTATCTGAACGTAACCGCTTCATAGTTTCATAAATCATTAAATAAAGTTATTTTGCAAGAAAAAATTAAATTAGAAATTAAAAATATTTCCCCAAATCCTGACCCAGTATATGCCAAAGTTGGTGATAGTGGTATGGATTTACGCGCTTGGCTATCCGAGCCAATTATATTAAAATCATTAGAAAGAATATTAATACCAACAGGTATTTATATTAACTTACCAAGTGGATGTGAAGCTCAGGTAAGGAGTCGTAGCGGGTGTGCTTTAAAACAGGCTCTATGCGTTGCTAATACCCCAGGAACTGTAGACGAACCATATGTTGGCCACGTTCAAATTATCGCAATTAACCTTTCCAAAGAAGATATAATTATTGAAAATGGTGATAGGATTGCTCAATTGGTGGTTTGTCCAGTCTATAATAGTAATTATGTTGATATTATTATTGTTGATGAGATAAATAAAGTTACAGATAGAGGTGCTTCTGGTTTTGGTGCTTCTGGGTTAAAATAAAATTCAAAAATAGTTTTGTTTAAAATAGTTTCATATTAATAATTTAAACAAATAAAAAATGGCAACAAAGCAGCCTGTAAAAAAGAAAGAAGTGTCAACGAGTGGATTTGTTGATAAAAAAGATTTTGCAAATGCATTTAAAGCTAAGAACGATTTAAATGGTGTAAAAGACAAGGATTTAGAATGGATTGTATTACCAGAAGGTTTTTATGATGCGGTTAAACTACCAGGAATTCCAAAAGGGTTTTGTAGTGATATAATGGGGCATAGTGATACTGGTAAATCTACTTTTAAATTAGAATTAATGGCTCAGTGTCAGAGAGAGAATATTCTACCTGTAATTTACGAAACTGAAAGTAATTTTCCGTGGGAACACGCCCGTATGTGTGGTGTCGAATTTGACGATGTAATGGGGGATGTTGTTAATGAAGATACTGGAGAAGTAGAAAGTAAAGTTGTGGATCATAGTGGTTTTTTCTTATATTATGATGCGGAGATTTTATATAGAAAATACGGGAAGATGGATTATGCTCAAAGTAAAATGCTTGAAAAGCCAAATCGAAAAGTGGCTGTTCTTGAAGATATTGCGTATTCTATTAATGAATTATTAGATTTACAAGGTAATAAAGATGGGGAGATAGATTATGAAATGTGTTTTATTTGGGATTCCGTTGGATCTATACCATCATATAGGTCCGTAATGTCGAAGACAGGTAATAATATGTTTGATGCTGGGGCTATTAAATCAAGCTTTAATATTATTGGGAATAATAGGATACCATTATCAAGGAAAGAGAGTAGTTCATATACAAACACTATGTTTTTTATAAATAAGGTATGGGTTGATAGTATGCAGATGGGTGCTCCTCAATTAAAAACTAGTGGTGGAGATGGTGTAAAATGGTTTAGTAGACTTAGAATACAATTAGGTGGTGTAACAACTGGTGCGGTTGAAAAACTAAGTGCAATTTCCGATAAAAAATCGTATAGATATGGAATCACAACTAAAATAAAAGTTGCTAAAAATCACGTAACTGGTATTGAATACGAAGGAAAAATTTCTTCTTTATCACACGGACTTTGGAATCCAGAAAAAATAGATGCTTATAAGAAACAGTATTCTAAATTTTTATTAAATAAATTGAGTGAATTAACAGGTAAGCCAATTAAGGATGATACCGAATTAGAATTTTCAGTAGAAAAGGAGGATTAAATATGGAAGAAAAAAAAGATTTCAGTAAAATAGATTATAGATTTTCATATGTATTATCTGTAAACGACTTGGAAAATACTAACAACGAGGTTATTATTTGTAAACGTGATTTTAACATTAATAATTTCGATGCCAGTTCATTAAGATCGATTGAATTAAAGGAGGCTATTGATGATATCGTTAGATTGATTGATAGGGATTTAAAATCTAAATCAAGAGTTTATACTTGGTGTAATATGCCATTGACAATTCAGAAAACTGTAAGAGGTAATAGAAAGTTAGGCGTGTATCATGGTGACTTAGAAGAATCGAAAGATATTTCTCCAGAATTCACTAATACGATTAATGCATCACAAATAACTACCTTTAAGTTCACTTTTTTTGATGGGTTAAAACCTGTGATTACAAAAATTTGGTCTGGTGATAATTATCCTTTTACCGTTAGAAATTCAGTTGATTTAACGAATAAAAAATATAAATATGACTCGGTAAATATTCAAGCACTTGATTTCACAAGATCGATTGCTCAAAGGTCAGCAGTAGATAGACCAGATTTGACCGCTATCATCATGAAACACCTTTGTAGTGTGTGCTCGTCATTTTATTCAAAAGAACACGAACAAAGGGTTATTTACAAACAAAGTCTACCAGAGTTAATGTTAGATGAAATCGTATTTACCGACTTTACAAATGGGAAATTTGAATACGTAGATAATAAAATCACGCCAATTTGTAAATCTTTCGATGAAAATCGCGGAGTTGACAGGGTAGTATATGAAGCCTATACAATGGAATTTGATGCTGGTAACGGTAAAGTATATCAAAACTATTCGCCAATCGAAGATTGGGAAGATGACTTAGCAGCAGAATCAATGGCTAAAAAATGGGGAAATAGTTAAATATCTAATATAAATTTAGTTATTAAAACAAGTTTAATTGCCGAAATACCATAAAAGTATTTCGGCAATCTTATCAAAAAAAATAAAAAAGTTATAAATAAAAAATGGCAAAGAGAGACGATTTAGGTTATTTAGGCACAGAATTTCAGTATAGATTGGCTCATCATTTTATGGATGATAAGAAATTTTTTAGAGATGTTTCTGATATGGTTGATACAAATATGTTCACAGATGTAAATGTTAGACGGTTCATGGGAACGCTTAAAAATTTTTTCGATATAAATGATTATGTTCCATCTTATGAACAGGCAGAAATAGAATTACGTTCAACAACAAATAGTGATCAGGATATTGAATTTGTGGTTGAAATTGTTAAAAAGATTAAAAACACAACCTGTGAAGGTGCTGATTCAATTAAAACAAAGGCCCATAAATTTTTCAAACAACAAAATATGGCCAAAGTTTATAATCAAATGGGTAAATTTATTAGCGATGGTGATATTGATAAATATGATGAATTAGAAGAATTAATTAGAAATGCATTAGCGACTGGCAACAGAGAAGAAATAGGTATTCACCTTAGAGACAACTTAGGTGAAGTACTTTCAGAAGATTATAGAAAAGTCGTACCAACTGGAGTTAAAGGCGTTGACGATGCGCTTGAAGGTGGGCTTGGGCGAGGTGAATTAGGTGTTATAATAGGACCTTCATCTTTTGGTAAAGAGCAACCAATCAGCGAGTTAGTGTGTACTCCAGATGGATTTAGAACTATGGGTTCAATTGAAGTAGGTGATTTTGTTATTGGTGGAAATGGAAAACCAGTCAAAGTAATTAATACCTTTCCACAGGGAGTTAAAGACGTATATAAAGTTACTTTTTCTGATAAAGTTTCAGTAGAATGCGGTATAGATCATTTATGGAATGTTAATTCAGTATATCAAAGGTGTGGTAAAAAATACGTTAGTGGTGTTAGTAAAAGTCGTGATGATAAATATTATATACCAGATCACACATATCAAACATTATCATTGAAACAAATTTTAGAAAAAGGGTTATTTAAAAACTATGCTGGACACCCTAAAAGACATAACTTTAAAGTTCCAATGCCAGAAGCGGTTCAGTTTAACACAATAGATATACCAGAAACATTACCACCTTATTTTATAGGGGCATTTATTGGAGATGGCTGTTTTTCAAGAATGGACATCACATCTGTTGACCAAGAAATAATTGATAAAATTTGTAAAATAACAAATGTAGTTTCATTAAATAATTCAACAAGAGACCCACATATTACCAAAATTCAATTATCTTATTTACTAAAAGAACAATTATATAAATATTTTACATTAGAAGAAAAAAGTGAAGATAAGTTTATACCAAACGATTATTTATATAATTCAATTGAAAATCGGATAGAATTATTAAATGGTCTTATGGATACCGATGGAACTTGTCAAAAAAATGGTTGTTCTTGTTATAATACAAAATCAAAACAATTAGCCGAAGATGTTAAAACACTTGTATTATCTTTAGGTGGATTTGCAATTGTTAGAGAAAAAAATGCTTCTTATTTTAATAAAAAATATAATATTGGAGTAGATTGTGGTATTCATTATGAAGTAACAATTACATTAATAGATACAACTATCCCAATATTTAATTTAAAAAGAAAACAAGATAGAGTTAATTATAGAACAAGTAAGAAAACACTTAGATTTATTGAGTCGGTTGAGTTAGTTAGACAAGAAGAGTCCAAATGTATTATGCTGGAAAGTGAAGATGGATTATATTTAACGCGAGATTTTATTGTTACACATAATACCTCATTAACAACAAGTTTTGCAAATCATGCCGCTTTAAACAATTTTAAAGTACTTCAAATAATTTTTGAGGATAAGGAAAAACAAATTCAACGAAAACATATTGGGAAGATTACGGGTGTCGAGGCAAGAGATTTATCAAAACCAGAAAATATTGAAATGGTTAAAGATATTATGTCTTACACGGATGCTTTCGATGAAAATCTTGTAATTAAAAAATTTAATACAGGGGAAGTTAATCCAGTTCAAATCAGGACATATATTAAGAGACTTATCAATACTGGTTTTAATCCAGATATGGTTATAGTGGATTATTTCGAATGTTTGGTAGCTTCAAAGAATTTCAAGGACCAGTGGACAGGAGAGGGTCATACAATGCGTCAATTAGAAGCAATAGCATCAGATTTAGATATTGCCTTATGGGTTCCAACCCAAGGAACGAAAGATTCATTAAATGCTGAAATTGTGACAATGGATAAAGCTGGTGGTAGTTTCAAAAAAATTCAAATTGCTCACATTGTAATATCAATTGCCCGTTCAATGGAAGATATGGAAAATAATATTGCAACGATTGCTGTATTGAAAAATAGATCTGGTAAATCTGGTAGAGTAATGGAAGGTGCTTCATTTAATAATGGTACTTGTGAGATAAACACTGATAATATCCAAATGTTTGAGGGAATGACAGATTATAATAGTTCTGAAGCTGAGAAAAAGCAAGAAAAAACAAAAGATATTTTGGAAGCCGCAAGATTAAGAAGAGAATTGGCGAAAAAAGAAAAAGAAGAACAAAACAATTAAAAACAAAATAAATAAAATGCAAAAAGGTAAAAAATTTCTATCGGATTTAAAATTACATTCGGATTACTTGAAATGGAGAGAAGATTTAGGTCGATATGAAACGTGGGAAGAGGCTTGTGATTCAATTATTGAAACCCATTTAAAAAAATATGGGGATAAGATAAAACCGTATACTGACTCAGCTGTTCAAAGCATGAAGGACAAATTGGTATTAGCATCACAACGAAGCCTACAATATCGCGGTGAACAATTAGAGAAACATAATAGTAGATTATACAACTGCACGACTGGCTATGTAGCTTACAATAAGATTTTCCAAGAGGTATTTTATTTACTACTTAGTGGGTGTGGGTTCGGTGGCGGATTATTAATACCATTCGTTCAAAATATATCTAATATTGAGAAAAGAAATAATGGAACAAAAACATTTATTATTCCAGACTCAATAGAGGGGTGGTCAGATTCTCTTGGTGTTTTAATGTCTTCGTATTTCAAAGATAACCAACCATTCCCAGAATATTATGGGTATGAAATTAAATTCGATTATTCAAAAATAAGAAAAAAAGGTGCTTTCATTAGTGGAGGGTTTAAAGCTCCTGGTTCTGAAGCATTAAAAAAATCATTAGAACAAATTGAAAATTTAATTGAAAATTGGTTATCTAAAGAAGGTAATGTTGTTAGACCTATTTTAGCATTCGACATACTTTGTTTTGCATCAAACGCTGTTCTTAGTGGTGGTGTTAGGCGATCAGCAATGGATATGATTATTGATGAAAATGATGATGAGATGATCAATGCAAAAATGGGGAATTGGTTTGAAACTAACCCACAGAGGGCAAGGTCCAATAACTCTATTCTATTAAAAAGAGATAAAGTTGGAAAAGCTCAATTCGAAGAAATTATCAAAATGAACGATGGTGTTTCGGATATTGGTTTTGTTTTTGCAAATTCATATTTTGATATGTTTAATCCTTGTTTTGAGATTGCACAACTTCCAATATTATGGAATGATACGATGGACTTAGAAAATATTAAGTACGAAGAATTAGGTGATTTCATTAAAAATAACAGCCATTTATTAGGTACACAAGG